AACACTGGCGGACGTATTCGGCGTCGCAATCCCGACCGTCAGGTCCAACCCGTCAACCAGAGTCAAGTTTGTTCTAGTCGAGTACGCGCCCGTTATTGCGTTTGCTGACCCAGTGGCGTCAACATACGGAAGTCCGCCAGGCTGAAGCGGGTTTATCAGCTGCAGCTCAATACCGTCATCCTCTAACGCCAGAATTTGACCGGCAGTTATGTCCCCTGGCAGAAGCGGCGCTGCACCGAATTTCGTAATCGCACGAACTCCGAGCCCGCCGATGTTGATCGTAACTGCCCCCGTATTTGTGAACGCCGCGACAGTTTTCCACCGTTGACCGCTCGTATACGCTACCGGAGCGATCGAAGGTGTCGCCGTCAGTGCGTTTGCCGTTCCGCCCGCGATCCCCAGCCACACCATCGTGTCGTTTTGCAATTGACTGGCGATCACCCCTTGATTCGGCGTAACAGCTGCGCTGAATTGCTGCGGAGCAGAAAACACATTGGCCGCGTTTATCGCAGCTGCGTTGCCATTGACGTTATTGACGATCTGGTTGAAGTTCCCCATCAATTTCGTCGCATCCGCCGGTTGCCCGTTCTGGATATTGTTCGGTAGCGGATTGATGATCGTTGCCGCCGATGCGGCGAACGACATGAGAAGCGCAGCGAATACGGTCAGTAATTTGGTCATGGTAGTGTCACCGGGATATTGTTGGCGGCTGCAGCCGTTTTAATCGCAGAATACTGCGCCGGGGTCAAAATCGCACGTGTATTTGCGTCAATGATGAGTGCTTGCAGGTCCGCCCATTGACCTTGCTGCAGCGCCGGAAGAAATGCGGGGTACGCAACCATCAGGGTGTTTGCGCCGACAATTCCGCCAAGGGCAGTCTTTACTGCTTGTTGGAAACCGAGGGCGTTCGGCAGTAAGGCTTGTTGCGCAGCTTGCTGTTGTTGGGCGACTGCTGCTTGCGCTGCAGTAATCGGCAGCGCTCCAACAGGCAATAAGCGTTCGCCGCCATTCCGTATGTCATCGGTAGACAAGAAGTGCAATGCCCCATTCGGCGATTGATAGTATTGGTCGCCGAACGCTGGCGTGACCAGTAAGCAGAGTACTATAATAAGTGCGCGTATCATTGTCTCACCCCTCATCAACGAAGCTCGGACCATGTCAACCCCGACCCATACGTGGCTGAATACGCCATCCCTGGCGGGATAACCGCGCTCACGGGGACGCCGGACGCATTAAAAACAGTTGTGCCGCCAACCACCAGATTTATTGAGGCGGCGTTAATATAGAGAAAAATCGGCTTCCCTGTTGTATCGTAATACGTTGTTCCCGATACCCGCGTGCCAGAAGTAAAAGACTGCCACGTTTGCCCATACCCCAAACTGCTCATCGCAGTTATGGCATTGCCGCCAGCCCCTTGTATCAGACTCGGCGCAGTCGCCCAAGTACCAGCCACAGTTTGGGTAGAATCAATCCGTCCAACAATACGATATGGCAGAGAAGTACGCGCAGTCGTTGAGTACCAGATATTCGATGCGGAAGATACGGAACTTATTGCGGTAGTGCTGATCAGATTCGTTTCGTCCATCTGAAGGCCGCCGGAGATATTCGCGACTGCCAACTCAGCAGTTCCCCCGTTGTTCATTTCTGCCACAACAATCGTGGAAGCTACTGCACTTATGGTCCCGAGTGTCGCGCCCGACGGAATGACGATGTTCGCCGGAGCAGCGTTTATCGTGCTGACTACACCGCTGCCGGCGTTCGCGCTACGAAAATCCAAATACTGCGCTGATACGCCTACCGTCATCGCATTGGCTGCAACTGATGCACTGACTGCCGCAATTTTACAAGCCGCCGTGCCTGTAAAGCCTGCAGCAGTCGTAGCTGTTGCGGCGTTCCCGCCAATACTCAAGTTCGCAACAGGAGTGGTGGACGACACAACGAATGGTGCCGTGCCTGTAGCAACATTCGAGGTAAGAACGTTCGTAACCGTCACGCCTGATGCCGTGAGGTTATTTGTTACGTTCACAAATGGCGCAGTCTCTGTTCCGGAAGTATTGACATTAGTGAACACTCCGGTTACTGCAGATACAGCGTTTGTTGCAGTAACTGCAGATGCCGTGGCCGTTCCAGTTACTCCGAGCGAGGCTGAATTTAATGTCGTGAATGTCGCGGCATTTGCGGACGTGCCGCCTATGACCGGCGGTGATGCGAAAAGAGAAGTTACCCCAACGCCAGATACCGAAGTTGACGCGGTAAGCGTTGTGAACGCCCCCGTACCCGCAGTAGTACTGCCGATTGCCGGTGGCGATGCAAACAGCGCGGTTATGCCGGCACCAGACACAGATGAGGACGCCGACAGGCTTGTGAATTCCCCAGTGGATTGCCCCGTTACCCCGATAGACGTGCTATTTATCAGCCCGCCGGTCAAATTGACGGATGGCGACGTAAGCGTGTTGAACGATCCCGTGGAATTCGATATGGTGCTGTTTACGATACTGACGTTGCCGACGCTCCCGCTTGTTATCGCGGCAGTCTGCAGCGCCGTATTGAGGTCGTTCGCATTGAGAATCTGGCCGGGCTGGAACGGAAATCCCGCTGCGACTACGTGAACCGAGAACAATAGCCCCGTAAGCGCAGCTACGAATCGTTTTGTAGTATTCTTCATCTCTTGCCTCACGATAATGGCGATTGGTCCAATACGAAATTCACGTCCAACTGTTTTCCTGCCTGCGGCGACGCCGGAGTTGGGATGACGCCAGGCAACAGTGGCGCGCGCAAAGTATACCCGCAACGCTGGTATTTTGCTTTAAATTTTCCGATGGCGACACCGTTGGCGCTCCCAGTCGTGATAGTCAAACTCATCCGATCCCACACGATCGGGACGTTCCATGCAACGTCATACCTGCGAGGGTGGGTATTTGCCGTCGAATACGCTGTCCCATCCCCCCAATTAAAGGCGCCCCATACCGCACTCGCCGACGGGGTTGCGACAGACGCCGAGGCTAGAACCGCGCCTAGATCGTCATTTGCGGTTATTGAGAATGATACCGACTGCCCGCTCGATGTAACATCAATAGTTGACTCGACTACCTGTTTGAACTCCATCGTGTCGCTATCATGCAAATTCGTCGTCGTCACGGTGACTCCGATGGCAACGCCATTGTCGTTGTAGACGGTATTTTGCGTCGTATTGCCGAAGATCGAATTGAACAGTGCCGCGCCAGTACCGACGCCGGATAGGATGAACAGTCCGTTGTATTGACTCGCACAATCATACTGGAACGTGTGCGGACCGGTCCACCGCAAGCGGCGAAGGTCGAACCAATAGTCGTTGGTCTGGACAATTCCGTCGATCACCGTGTTTACGCATACGCGGTATATGCTACCCGCGAAAGCGGCGGCCGTCCGCGACGGCATCGGTGAGTTCTGAAACGGAATTCTGACATCGGACGCTAGATTGCTTGGATTCTTCAGTTCGATCAATATGCCGCTCGGCAATAAATTGTACGGCGCGTCCTGGCTGATAAAAATCGTTCCAATCGGCGTTTGGGCAACGCTACGGGGATGCGGGCAACCAACGTTCAGCGACACGAAACTGAGCGTAAGATTGCTTGAAACCGTATCGCCAGTCAATATCCACACGGAGTTTGCCTTGAACACTACGAGCGTCGCAGTGACGCCAGAACTGACCGTTTGCATCGGCAGGCCGCTTTGGGCGGTTATCGCGGTGTAATCCCCGACCGTCACGGTTGAATTCAGGTTCGTGATGACCAGTGGAGACAGCGAATCGCTGCCGTACATCTGATTTCCGCAGACGTAATACGCCCGATTGTTGAAGTTCGCCACCGAAGTCGGAACTGACGGCAACGCATTTGTCGTCGTATTTGCAGAAGTCCAGGTAGGGGCATTCAAATTGGTGACGTCCAGCACCCCGAAGAAATTAGCCCCCGCCCCCGAGAACCCCGGATGTGTAATTATTATTTTCTTCGCAATGGAGGTCATCGTCGGCGGGGTCCACGCGCCGGTAGACGGGGCATTGGCCGGTACGTTCCCGGCAGTGACGCCGGATATGGTAATGAACGTTCCACTCACGTTATTGAACGCGAACGGCTCCTCAAATCCGGGATTCCGGCTACTTGCGATCATCCCAAACGTAATATCCCCGACCGTTTCTTGGATAGAGATGAAACCGGGGGCATTGAACGTGGCGAAGGACGTTATCGGCAGACCAACACCTGGCCGAGCTATGACTTGGTCAGGATTAGCCGAATCGAAAATCAAATTCGATAGCGCGCGGCACGCACCTGGGAACGAATCGACCTCGTCGAATGCGTCGGTCAGCCCACGCGGGCTGAACTGTAATGGCTGTGCGGCGCGGATGCCCATCTCATCGTACCCAAGTTTTAGCAAACCCGTTTTTCTGCAACACTGGCAGTTGCTCTACCAATCGACCTGCTCCGATGTCCGTCCGGTAAAACGGAGATCTCGATATTTTCACTTTCTTCACGGCATTATACGCAGAGCGCCGCGCCCCCGTGATTGTAGCGCCGAGGCCGGTCACAACGCATACGTAGTCGTCAGTCGCCACGTAACCGGGCAGTCGTTGTATCTTGCTACCGTCCCACGTCGGTATGTCCTGCTCGACGCGCATCTCGACAGGGTGCACGTGTTCAATATCAAAAGCGTTCCAAACTGGCGTCCCGTCAAGATCTTTCCCTATTTTATGCTGGTAAGGGAACGGGGGAAGTGCAACAACAACCGACACGCACACTTCGGGTCGCATTTTAAGCGTGTCCTGACCGTTTATCAGATCGATCATCCATTGGATCGGGTCGCCGATGACAAGTGCGTCGCGGTTGAATCGTATTGGGCATCCATCACGACCAATCGTGAATTCCAACGGCCAAACTTTGCCGGAGTCGTCTACGATGCAATTGTTATCCACATATCCCACATAGCCCATTTCATGCAATTGCGCAGTCATCGGCAACAACGCCTCTTCGGCTAGTTTGCTTTTTGTAACCGCTTTGGCCGCGTTTCCCATCTCTCCGGTCGCGGGCCCGAGATCGTCGTTTGCCAGTTTTTTGTACTCGAAGTTCTCCAAAAATTGCTTATTCCATCCGTGCGGGCCGAAGAAGCCGCCGACAGCAAACTCCGTGCCAGTTACTTTTTCTTGGAGAATAAACCCGTGTTTGCGAGCTTGCGCGCGGTATTGTTGATTTTTGCTCCACGACTCAAGCATGAAGATCAGATCGTCGGGATCTTTCGCCACATACGTTAAATCCTTCGCGGCATCCCAGCACGGCTTACTGACGTAGGCTTTACCAGTCTTTTCGACGAACGCAGCAGCCGATTTGTAGTCTTTGAACTCTTTGCCAGGGATGATATTCATTCCGGCTTTTTTCATCGCATCCTGCCCAGCCATGCGCTCAATTTCCAATTCCGCAGCATGAATACCGCCGCCAAAAATTGGGTAGCCTTTCAAACGGTACGATTCGAGCAATTCCATGTACTTTGCGTTATCGGTCAAATAGATCAAGTCGGCCCAATCGAGCCATTTGCGGCGAAGTTCGCCATAGTCGCTGATCTTTTTCACAATGCCGTCACCCGCACGACGCTTTGTGCCATCTGCGCGAAGTGATTCAAACCATACCACGTCATGCCCATGCCGTTGACAACGCATGGCTAGGTCAAGGCAATTTGAGGCAGTGTCGATAAATAGTACGCGGCTCATTGTTCAGCTCCCTGTTGATCTTCTCGTTGCCCTTTTCCTGCCAATGTTACCGCAACTGAGCGAATTCCGTGCGCTATCAAATGGTCGTCCAGTGCATGTGCTGCCGCTTTGCTTCCGCTACTGGAATACTCCGCGATTGCTTTAGCCAACTCGGGGTCATAGACTGCGCTTTTCATCAGCCGATCAACTTCATCGTTGCGCAATTTGTTCCACCACCGAGTACCCATCAAAGTGCCTATGTAAGACGACCCCGCTCGTTTCTGCAAGATACCTTTTATGTCGGACACCGCCTGCGGGACACTTGTTCCGAATTGTCCGAGTACGTCGCCCTCTTTCTGGTATTGAACGTAGCCTGGCGGCTTCACGCGCTCGGCAACCTCTCGGGCTTGGGCGATAGTCTTCAAATTGGCGTATTGCTTCGCCCCGAGCATCTTCTTCAAAGCGACCTCGTTCGTTTTCATGAACTCCGCGGCATTGGGCACACCTAGCGCGTGTTCCATCACCCCGCGCGCCACGTCTTTCCTAGACTCAGCGCCGACGTTAGCCATGAGCGTATCAAGATATTTCGGCGACCTGATGGCGTTTGCGATGATTTTGGCAGGATTCTCTTCTCGTGCAACCGCTGCGAGCGTACTTTTTGCCAATTGTGATTGCCCCGCCGTCGCCCGCGCGGTGTTTTCCTGCAAAGAACGAGTTGCGTTCTCGACAGACTCAATTTTCTTACGGATGCCAGGAACTTCAGCCAGAGGTTCTTTGTAGTCACGCAGGAAACCTTCCAGCGCCGTTTTCGACACTTTCCCATCGCGCACTACCTTTTTCGACAGCATATCAAATACGCCGTTTTCCAGCAGTCTCATGCCTCGGGGATCGCCGCCAGCTGCGTTCAAGAATTCGGTGACGCCAGATGGATCACCGCGCTTGAATATCAGCGACTCGGTCAGTTTTGCGTTCTCTGTCGCCGGCCCGAACTTTCCCGTCTTCAAAATTTCTGCGCCAACGCCGCGTTTGAACAGATTGGCGTACTGATCTCGGTAGTACGCATTGGCAGTCTGCAACTTTTTCCCGACTTCGCCGTACTCCGGCTTCGCCATTTCTTCAATCTTCGAGCGTAGCAACTCGCGAATCGAGTTCACCGCAGGCAATTTCTGCGCTGCTTGTAAATCTCCGCCAGATGCAGCGACCCCGAGCGTCATAGCCTCACGGTTCGCTTCACGATATAGCGATTCGAATTCCCCATATTTGGCGATTGGCGGCTTGACGGCAGGCGCGGCGCCAATCGTGAAGATTTGACCCCCGCCTGGCGTAGTTTTCGCTACCCGAGCTTTTGCCGCCGGCGCATATTCTCGAAGAATCTTACCTATCACACCGGGGTCGTCTTGAAATTTTCTGAGGTCGCCGCCCGCGTGCGATTTGGCTAAATCTACCACGTCGCCCATGTTGACTTTCACCCCGAGACGTTCTGCGGTATCTGCGACCTCTTTGTACAACGTGTCTTTCTTTTGGCGGGCGATGTTCATGCGCTCCCCGACAAGCTGGCGTTGTTGCTTTCCGATGTCTTCGATGTCCTGGCGCGGCAAAGACGCTGCCAGTTTGCGCTCTTGCCGGTCGAGTCGTTTCAGGCCATCGTCAAAACTGCGCAGTCGGTTCGAATAGATATATTTGACCTCATCTTGAGCGCTCCATTCTGGCGCTGGGAACCGTTGCTCCGAATACCGACGAATCGCCTCGTTAAGCCCGCGCTCACGCTGACTTGCCAACTCAAGCATTGCGGGGTCTGTGGACGCGAAATGCTGCTCCATCGACTTGATTGCAGGCGAACCCGTCACACGGCCGAGCGTCAGGTTCTCGCCGAATCCCGGCACCCTACGAGAAATATCTTGAGATTGCGCAATCGCCTGTTGTGCGGCGGGAGTTTCGAGTTGCGGTTGTAGTCGCCCCGCAGCGACCTTTTTGGCTTGCTCCTGCTGCTCTGCCGCCATCCGGGCGATTTGCTCGTCTCGCGACGCTTTAGTCAGACCGATTGGCACACCTACTTTGTTCAGCCAGTTTCCGCCTTTTGCCGCTGCGTCGATAGCCTTCTGTACGAGCATCGGCCCGGTCATACTGCCGAGCGCTTCTCCCGCGGCTTTCTTTTCTGCAGACGGCTTGCCAAACACATCCAATCCGGCGAGTTGGCCGCCCATCGTCATACCTTCGCCGGATAGCGCTGTGCCGGCTAGTTCTTTTGCCAACGCAACCCCCGGCCGCGCGCTACGCACAACTGCGCCAGTCCCCGGTATGACATTCATGCCTGCCATTTCAGCGATATTACCCGCTAATTCAGCGGTAAATTTTGGCTTGCCAGTCTCATCTCGAGGTATCGGCATATTCGGGTCATATACCCCAGCCCCAGACATGGCGCGATTGTATTGTTCGGTCGCCGGAAACTGTACGAACCGAGTATCCGCGCCACCCCCGAGATTTCCAGCCCCCATCGCCCTAGTGAATGGGCGAATCGGCATATTCACAACGTCCGCTGCCAGCGGCCCGAGCGCAGGCAACGATGCTACGCCCTGTTTGAACTTATTCGCGATGTACCCCAGTGGCGATTCATCCTGAACGGGCGCTGTGGGCGAAGGCGTAGTCGGAACCCCGAGCGCCATATACTTTCCTTCGGCGTTTTTTGCCGCGCGCTCAACTGGAACCCATGACCCGCCAACGAGGGCTACGTATTTGCCCTCGGCATTTTTTGCCACTTTTTCTACCGGAGTCCATTCAGCCATGCTTACTCCAATACCGTGAAACCGGCCGGCGGCGCGGAAGACGTTTGAGGCGTCGGCTTGGCGGCAGGTGAGGCAGCCTCATACGGATTTTGGATTTCAGCCACATCTGGGTCATACCCGAACGCTTTGGCCTGTTTCTTGTAATTCTTTACGACATTACCTCTTGCCGGTGCGAACACCTTATCGTTCATCTCCGTTACCAAATCTCGGATCATCTTCTTATCGTCAGATGAGTATTTACCGGACAGGAACCGATTGATCGAATTCGCCAAACGCTGCTCGACATTGCCGAAGCTCTTGTTATCCGCGTAGATCTGCGTAGTTGCGCGCAAGTGGCTGTACAAGTCAGACAACGCCTGCTGAACTTGCGGCGTTGCGACGGCATTGCCGCTATCGAGAAGGGCGATAATCTTGGCTGACTTCATCTGCCCGTCCGTAATTGGGGCGAGGTCTTTCGTTTCGCGCGCCATGAAGGCATTCAAGTGCCCCAAATTACCAGCGCCACCCCCCGCACCGCCAGGCGGCGCTGTTATTTTACGAACTTCCTTGGTTTTTTCATTCCTCTGGACCGTCGCGCCGTTAAGTTGGAATGGCTCAGACCATTCGCCTTTCTCAGCCACAGGTTTGAACACTTGGCGGACTTCGCCCGTTGTCGCGTTCTTCTGAACTATCGTTCCGTTCATCTCAGTCGGCTCGGACCATTCGTTTTTCGGTTTGAGCAATGGCGCCATTTTCGCCATGTATATGTCGAACGCTTCAGGATCTTTCGGCGCATTCGACATTACGGCCTGCATGTCGAGTTGTTTCGCCACGGTCGGTTTTTGGGGCAGTTGAACCCCCTGAACCGCAGATTGAGTCAAATTCGCCGCGGGCGGCACGCCCTGCGGAACAGGGGTAGTCGGCATCGCTTGGTACGGAGCGATTGCAGGCTGCACCATCGGCACAGAGGCTTGACCGGGCATCGGAGATTGCGGCATTGGCTGTTGCTGCCCGTATACAGACTGCAGCGTTTGACGGTACGCTGCGTCTGCGGCTTTTTGCGCGTTAAACGCCGCCTGCTGCCGAGCCTCGCGGTCGCGCGCCTGCTGCATATTGAACTGACGCGCTTGCATATCTTGCGCGTTTTGCACACCTTGCAACGCGCCCGGCGCCGCCGCACCCAAATTTCCATAAAAGTGTCCGAAGTCCACGATCAGCCTCCCGACCATCCAGTCGTGTCATACCCCGATGCGCTCGGGTTATAGAAACTCGTCCCCAAAGATGTTGTGCCAGCTCCGGTCGTCTGATCATACGTCGGCTGTTGTTGCGGCTGCTGCCCCATGTACGACGTGTACGCCTGAGTTCCGAGTTGCGCCAATCCCGCAATCTGCTGATTCTGCATTTGCTGCTGCTGGTACGCTTGCTGGTTGGCTTGCGCTTGGGCGGCTTGGCCCAATCCGAGGTACGAGTTCAGATTGTTGATGTTCTGTTGGTACGGCTGCATCGCGCCCTGCATCGCCAATTGATTCTGGTTGATCGCGCCGAATTGGCCCTGACCGATCTGTTGCGCGGTAGCGTACGGCAGCGCTCCGGCCTGTTGCTGCAGGCTGATTCCAGCCTGCCCCATCCCGAGCCCCTGCTGTGCAGCGCCAGTGTACGCATTGATACCGGCATTCAGCGCCTGCTGCCCTTGCTGTTGCCGTGCCAATTGTTGGTTCTGCCAATTTATGTCAAATTGACCCAACGCCTGATTCGCAGCGGCCGCACCAGCTGGCGAAGACCCCAAACCATACTGCGAGTTGGTCACATTGGCCTGCTGCTGAACCTGATTCTGCAACTGGTTGAACAGCGCGTTCTGAGGATCTTGCGCAGTCTGCCAGACTTGTTGCCCTGCCCCGAGAGCTTGTTGACCAGCCCCGAATGCCCCCTGCCCCATGGCGGCGGCTTGCGGAGCGAATTGTCCGGCCATCGTTCCAGCTTGGCCCGCGGCGGTCTGCATTCCGCCGGCGTACGGGTTGTTGTACATAGCATTGAAGGCTTGATTCGCGTACTGCGGGTCAAGCCCGTAAAATTGCCCCGCTTGCGTCATGTAGTTCTGATTGGCAAGATTTAACGCTTGCGCAGCTCCGGCTTGATCTGGCAATTGCACTGTTGATCTGACGCCGCCAGCGGTCCCTGACGGATCTGGCGCCATCGCGGCTGCTGCTACTGAACCAACGGCTGCTACCCAAGGCATTTTAAATCCCCTCTCTGAATCGTGCGGACCGGATACAGACAATCATGGTCATCCGGTCTTCGTCACTGTCATTCGTTACCCAATGTTTCTGGTGGTTATCAAACCAGTACACATCGCCAGGCATTGCGGAAAACGACTCGCCCTCAAAATGAAACGCCTGCTTGGCATTCCCCTGCAGTTGGATCGCGTACTTGTCGTAATACTCTGCGTGCCAGCCACCAATATCGACGTGTGGTTTACACGTGGCGCCGGGCGGTATTTTGGAAATGAGTACCCCGCCGAGGCGCTCTCCTTCGACGTAGCGCATCAGATTGAAGACCAGCTCACGCACTTGTGGGAGATCACGGTATGCCGGATACCAGACTGAATCGTGCGGAACTTTCGGGTCGAGATCACCATCCGAATATCGAACCCAGATGTCGGACAAACCATGATGTGGGGATGACGGATGCTCAGTCCGTTGGGTATTCCGATTCCACAAATGCGGATTGCGCTGGATAGCCAATACCAGCGGCATAACATCCAAGCCCGATGCGATTTTGAGCATGTTCTTCATGCGTACACCCCCAGCGCGGCGCGCGCTTGTTTGATGAAACGGCTTTGCGGCATGTTTCGGATTATATGTTGCCCTTTGGCTGCAATACCGTCACAAATGTCAGTATTCTTCAAAAAATATCGGCACGCTGGAACTACGTCGTCGGGTGCCGCATACACTAGGCCGGGCGAATACGTGACGTTATCCGACTCATCCCACCCTCGCTCAGATATGACGAACGCGCCATTGGCAAGAAGGTAGTTCAGGCGGACTACTTCGAGCGGCAAATGATCCATCCGATGGATGTTCAGCACGATTTTCGAACGGGCGACCATTTTGTCGAGATCTGCGCCGTAACAGTCGGTTGCCGCGGTGACTTTGACCCCTGCTACAGCGAGTTCATCCAGTATCCGTTTCCTGCGGTCACTGAGGAGGCTCCCGAAGAACAGTACGTCAATATCCTTGACCGCATGTGCAGGCCGCCACATCGACGGATGATAGCCGTACGGCATGTGCACCGCTTCGATACCGAGCGATCGCAGATACTCGACATTGCGCGCCTGGTAGTCAAGCACGGGATGCCGCCGGAGAAGGTCGCGATATCCAAGTGAAAAACTCTGACAACCCTCGTACAGCGGTTCGAGATTGTAGATCACCGCGTCGGCCGGCACTTCCTCGCCAACGAAGTTCGCCACGTGGGAGAACAGCACGATCTCGGGCCAATCGACTAGCGCCTCGCGCGCATCGTGAAACGCGCGCGCTTCTGGTAGTACACCATCGGCAATGATGAGCGGCTTAGTCATATTATGGGTACAATTTTGTTGCCTTCAAATCGCGGGGATTGTTGAACCGCCGTGGATCCAACTGCACGGTCTTCAGTACATTTCCATTGTTCAATTTCAGGTAACGACGCAAGATCTCGTCCGCGCGAGCGTCAAAGGAGTCTGCGCGGACATCGTCAGTTACCTGCATCATTTTCGCTGCCAGCTTCTCAATGAGATACGCCTGCTGCGGGAACCACGGCACGCCATTGTTCGTATCCGGGGTCGGGAGTTCAACCGTATTGTCCATATAGCGGAAAGTCACGCTCAACGGGACAAGTGGTAGCGGGTAGAACTGCAAGATATTGGTGGATGCGTCCACCGTGAAGATTTCGGGATAGGCGGAATTGTTCGGCCCGGTAAAAAGCGCGTCAAAGTCCTCAAGTGCGTACTCAGTCACAATGAAAACTGCGCCGTTCACGTTGTAGAAGCACTCGCGAGCGCGCAAGAAATTGACGGGCAGTTGGTATGCCTGCTGATTCGGCTGAACGTTCAGGGTGATAGTGCGGCGGATACTGTCAAGATTCTGGTCGAGTGCCAGATCGACCAGAATTTCATTCAGCCGCTGCCCGGCAATTTGAGTGTAGCCAGGGCATTTTGCAATCTGGCACGCTACGGTTACGAGTTGGGCAGCGGTTAGCATTCGTTATTGCTCCGGTTAATTCAAACGGTCAGTTTTTCCAAAGATGCGATGCCTTCCTCGCGCGCTTTGATCGTCGCTTCCAAGCGATCGACGTTCTGTTTCAGACTGGCGAGTTGCTGCTTCTCTGCAGTCTTTGTGCCAGCGGTTTCGTTAGCTTGGCGCAGCTGGTCGAGGAACGTTGCGTGCGTCCGCTTATCGTTCGCCAGCAGCTTCTGTTCTTCGGCCAGTACGGTTTTCGCGCGTTGGCGGGAGAAGATTTCGATCCACTTGTCCAGTTCTGTGTTGATCACATCGTTTGGGCAGCCAACTGGGAAATTCCCGGTAATGTCGATGCTGATGCCGTCGGCGGTTTGAGCTCCGATACGGAACGCATAGCCGATGTCTTTCTTTTCTTTTTCACTCATTACAGGCTCCCCAGGTTAACGTTGCAGGCGACGGCCGAGCGGAGAAACTTCACCGCGAACAACCTTTTCGTGCATTTTCGTATTGTACATGACTTCGTTCAGCACAGGCAGCAAGTCGCTGCGCACTGTTGCAACTTGACCGTGATGGAACTCGATCTCGTTGATCATGATCTTGTCCGTAGACGGCCCGAGGTCGATATACACCTTGTGCCATGTCAGTTCTACTTCAGTCGGCTCGTCTTTCACAGGCTTTGAAACCTGAACGGACTTGCTAACGTCGATCACTGGCACGGGGGCGGACTCAATACGATCCGAGCGTGCTTCTGGCGCATGCTCCACCTTCTCGCTGATAACAGCGCCTGGCGGCGGGGTCATCGCGGAAGCGGGCTTGCCGGGAGGGCGTTTCGTTTGTTGCTCACTCATGATGCTTACCTCACTTTTTGGTTTCAAGTACGCCCGAAAATTGGGCGACTCGTAAAAAAAGGGTGGGTGATCTTACGACTACCCACCCCACCATTAGGAGGACTAGCCCCCTAATTCTTAGTACGTCACACCGGCAACAGCACCAGAGTCGTATGTCGGAGCAAACGCACTACCGCTCTCGATACGCATCATGAATGCTTGGTTGAGGATGATCATGCCGTAGAAAATCTTCCACGCGATCAAACGCAACTGGTTGTGACGATCGGACTTGTCAGCTTCCTTCAGGTACTCAAACTTCGCACTGTCCAGTTCGACCGCACCGTAGGCATTCTCGCCGATCACGAAAGTTGGGTACACGCTAACGCCGGTAGCCGGAGCTGCGGGCGGTACTTGCGCGGCGCCAACACCAGTGATCACAACGGTCGCACCGGAGGCCAACTGAGTAGCTTGGCCGGCCAGCGGGCCGGTAGTCGGACCAGATGCACACAGACCGAGATTGACGACGCTGGAGCTACCTGCTGCGGAGATGTACACATTGAACACGTAGCCAGCCAATGTCGGCAGAGTCACCGAGATCGAACCTGCGCCGGAGCCGCCGACCGTAATCGGGGCCGACTGCTGGTAGATACGCTGCTCCATGGAGGTCAACGCGGGGGATGCAGTAACCTGGATGATGTAGTTCGCTGCAGCCAACGCGCCGCCAGTGGTTGCCGGAGTGCCGCTAACCAAAGCTACGCCGGTCCAGAACGGAACCATATTCGATTTGGTGAAGCGTACGCCGCCCCATTCGCCCAATTCGTTCGTATACAGGCGATTGATGTCGCTGTACGACCAGGCGGTAGACACGGTGGAGTTTTCACGCATGTCTTGTGCAGAAGACGGATGCACAATGGCAACATAGTGGGGATTGACCGTACCTTTCTTCTGGCGAGCATCGACTTCATACGACTCTTTTTCAGGATCGCCGAATTTCGGCGCACCGGACAGTTCGAGGACGTTCACCGCACGGTTGATTTCGTGAGGGGATAGTACATCGGTCGCTAACAGGGCTGCACGGCTGGCTTTGGCGTTGGCGTAATTGATGTTGCTTCCGGCCATCAGACCGTTCGTGCCGGTGTAAGAGTTGCGCTCCATCGTTTCGGCCAATTGCATACCGACCAGCTTCATGCCTTGCTTGAACACGTCATGCGCGATGGTGATCTCGGCAACGTCAGTGATGCTCACAGAATCGCCCCATTGCTGTGCGACACCTTGCGACTGGCTGATTGTCATCGCTTCGCCAGCAGACGGTACGCCTTCCGACAACGGTGCAAACGGCAGGTTCAGACGACTGTAACGAGTTGCCGTGTAGGTCGTGCCCATGTTTGCGGGAAGTTTCAGCTTGTCGGCGAACTGGTATGCGGTCAGTTGACGTTTTGCCAGAGGCAGCACCTTCTCGGCGATATAGTTGCGAATATCGGAACTGAATGTGCTGGCGTTGTTGGTCGCATAGCAAATGCCGCCGCTACGCTCCATGAACTGCATCGTCAAGCGATACAGTTGTTCTTCGAAGAACGAGAAGATTGTTGCGAAAAGTTTTTTCATGATACGACTCCCGTTAAAGTTAAAAATATGTTTGGTCCGGATCATTCCAGACAATTAGTGCTACACACCTTTAGCCTTTACGAGAGCCAGTCGAGCAGTCTCTTACGGAGACGAATCGATCACTACGGATGCTACGGATACTGCGAACTCGGATACTACAAAATCATTCCAGACAAACGTTCTTCCAACGACTTCTCGCCTCGCGGCGACGTTACATTCGATCCCGCGTTGACGGGTTTAGCCTTCGCGGCCTGGACACGTTGCTGCGCCTGCTTCGCCGCAGGGGTCGTCTTACCTTGATTCTTTGCAGCGTCTTCGCCGATCAGGTAGAACAGCACACCTTCTCGGGTCGGATTCTGACCTTTCGAACGGGCTTCGCGGATCTTTTCTTCGACGCGGTCCTCGTATTTCGAATACAGCGGGTTTCTTGCCGCCTGGCGGTCATATGCCGCTTTATCTTGCATATCTTGCGCCGCAAACAGCGACTGGTTCAGCTTTGCCTCAGTCTGTTGCCGCCACACTTCGTCCGGGTCGCGGTACACGTCGTCCTGCTGTGACGGGCGGTGCTGTTGCTGCAGTTGTTCAGCTTGCCGCTTGTAAAAATCTGCCTGTTCTTTTGCTGCGCGGGCTTCAGCCAACGCTTCTGCGCGCTCGTTTGCCAGTTTCTGGATGCGAGCCTGGCCGCGGGATGCGGGAGTAGCCTGATGCCCCTCTTCGCCACCTTCAGCGCCTTCAATCAGTTCTTCGCCACCTTCAGCGCCTTCAATCAGTTCTTCGCCACCTTCAGCGCCTTCAATCAGTTCTTCGCCACCTTCAGCGCCTTCAATCAGTTCTTCGTCAGCCATTTTCACTACTCCTGTAATTCGTTACGCGAATCGCCCGAATGAACCCTTACGGGGTTTAGTCGAACCTACAAGTATCCCTGCCGCATTACTACACTACTTCATTGGCCGTTTGGCCTGAACTTTACCGCCGCGAGATCTGCGCTTCACGGGTTCTTTTGGCATGCCCGGAATCTTTTTGATGTCGTTGCGCAACTTCTGGTGGACCTCTTTGTCCGTCTTTACCGTCGGTTTCTTACGAGTCATTTCCCGCCCCTTCGTGCTGTTGGTTTTGCTACAACTTTCGCCATACTCTTCATTTCGCTTGCGATGTGCGCTTTAGCGGCCCGAGTGCGTGCAGCATTAGCCTTGATCTCTTCCGCCTCGCGCAATGTACGCGCGTCACAACTCGCCTGCCATTTCTTATCGTCAGTCATACTTCCAAGTCGTGCCATGATGAGTCTCCTCTAATTGGTGGCGTATATATCACGCCTATTATCGCCAGTCAACTGTTAGCCTCTACCGCCCGCCGACGCGTCCTGCATTTGGTCTTGCGGTATCGCACCGGGCGGCTGTTGCGCGCCGCCGCGCGGGCCGGCGGGAATTGCGCCTGGGCGTGGCGTGCCCGCTACTCCGGGTTGATTACCCCCGCCTGGCACCCCTGGCAATCCTTTCGGCGGTTGTGGCGCCGCCGCTTGCGCTTTAGCTTGTGCCGCTGCCGCGTGCAACATCATATGTTTTCTAAAGTGACCGGCGTTGTCGCCAGTAAGTCGTGCAGCCTCCTGATGCGACTGCAGATGGCGCATGTCGTCGTCCAACGGAGATACCGCCATGTCCATCCCGTTATGCATAATCTCGTTCTCGGTGTCCGGATCGATCGACATTTTATTGCGATTGTCGACGATGACCCTCGGGGCAATATTCGGGCCGAACACAACTTCCGAGGCGTAGTCGATGATAGGCGTGATGTCGAGTGTGCGACCATTCATTGCTTGAGGCGGCATACCGCGCAGGACGTTCATGAATCCGATCATTTGCTGGACGCGCTGCGCTCCCATTGCCTGTTCGACACCGTTCCACTTGAAAAAATACCGCTGTTCGAACGACTGCGGTGGGATACGTTGTATTTTGGCGGCCAGACCGACATCGCCTTCGGTACGGATCAGCAAGTCATCGTCGCGGAACTGTTGGTCGAGCTCAAAGAACCATTCCAGCAGTTCGTCCATAATCCCCGTTTCGAAACGGCGGACCGGATCGGCGATAGTCGCCATCGCAGCGGCCTCCTGCTGGGCGATGGCTTGCGCGTTTTTCCGACCAGACGGTGAGCGCCCCATCATCGCATCGTTCACGTCCATGCTCTCCATGATCTGAGATTTTGTGGCTGCGACAAGTTGGAGCGCATCCTTCCACAATGCCGGGAATTGCGCGAATTTTGTGTCGTTCGGACTCGTCTCCCAGATCGCAGCTGCGGCCAGGATCATCGATCCTACATTCGGATTCTTTACGGGGTCGGTCATCACAATGGGCAGAACGCTATACTTCGCGCTGTCCATTCCCATGTTGATCGCATCGTTGCACTGGTACTGCAACTGCTCGACCGGCGCGATACGGGATTTTCCCCAGAACGAGCCGGGGATAAGATCGACTGGCTCAGACAGAATCGGGACTTTCCCCGACCAATACGGGTTTTTCTCTATCCCGAGGACGATCTGCGGGCCACCGAAATAGAGGATACACGGTTCTTTTTCATCTTCGACCTTGAAGTCCATCCACACCATGTAGATGAAGTAGTACTTCTGGGAACCCTTCATCCGAACGCCAGCCTCGGCGGATCGATCCTTGTCCGACCATTTCTTATCGCCTACGCCTTTCGCCATCTTATCGACGGCCGATTGCGAGAACGTTCCATCCGCAACGAGCGAATCCATTTTGTCTTTGGTGTACCGGAGCGCCACGATCACCATGTCTGCGTCCTGCACGCTCGGGGCAGTCGCCGGTACAACGGCGAGATCTTGCGCGGGGATAGCCGTTACAGTCGGCCCCGCTGTGACAATCTCGACATCCTCCATATCCTCGATTTCTTCGGTGATGTTATCCGGATTTTCTTTTTTGACCTTGCGGCGAGTCTTTCTGACCGACTTATCCCAGCCGACCATAAAAGACCATTGACCCTCGACATCGCCGCGGCGAAGCACGCCTGGCAGGAAGGTTCTCAGTTTGCACGCTCGAATGTAGTGCTCAAGTACGGCGATTGTTTCGTACGGAATGTCACCGCTCTCGGATATGATGTCAATGCACTTCCCAGTCGTCGGCATGAGCATGGAGACGCGGCGTTTTACGGCCGCTTCGATCGCGTCACGGACCACGGGGACAAACACGGCAGAATCACCCTCGTACTGTTGCTTCGAGTTCAATTTGCAGTTATATATGTCCCAGTAGTTGTCAATGTTCTGACTCTGTTCGTCCTTCTCTTTGAAGGCATCGACGACATCTGCGTACAGCTTCTCAGCCTTCTCGCGGATGGATTTGTACTTGACGTAGTTGATCTTCTCGGTCATGGCGCGCGTAGGGTGCGCCCCGCCAATACTACAACGGGGCGTTATGCTTAGTGAGCAATCAAATACCAGCTGGTCGTGCCGCTGTCGTATTTGAATTTCAGCGTTTCATTTGCTACCAGCGATGCCGGCGCCCCAACTACGGTTGCACCAGTAGACGCAATGGTGGTTGTTGCTGCAGCCGTCGATGCGGAGAAGATCGTGACTTCCTGACCGTCAAGCGCGTTTGCGGCAGACGGCATACTGATTGTCGCAGCGACAGACGATTGAACACCAGTGAACAGCACGTACGCGGTATTGTTCGGGATCTGATACGCAGTGGCAGCATTGTTGGGGACGATCACCTTACTTAGCATATTCGTGGTGATCACATTGTTCATGTTCTCAACAGCCGCGAACAGGCCAAAGTTTGCAGTATTGTCCGGGGTTGGGAATGCAGTGTGCACTACCGCCAGACTTGCCGCGAAGCCAAACATCGCCAAAAACGCACCAGTTACCCACATCAAGCCGGTGCCCAGGAATTTACCAATCTTTCTCATGATCATGACCCCTTACGTTTAGATTTCGGTTTCTTGCCCGTCGCGAGACTCTTCCCAGTCTGCGCTTGGGCAATACGCGCAGCTTTTCCTTTGTCGCCCGTTTTACGTTTTACGGCTTCGTAAACTCGTTCAACTTTCGTTCCTTTTGGCATCATATCACCTTTTAGGTCGTGTTGGGCGGGCAGTAAGATACGTCACCCCGGACTGTGTTGTTGAAGTGTGACCGAGGGTTTTAGGTTTGTCAATACGGGCGTGGCGGATCATCATCGTTCCATAGCGAACTGCGGAAATGACATCGTCTTTCAATTTCACGATCAACCCGTTCTTCCTATGATACACACGCTTCTCCTCTAAGAACATCGTGCATGTGGAAAACACCTTAAACCTCCCCGTGCCCATTCTGATCAGCATGTCCATAATCCCGACTTCAACTGAGTTCCCGCCCGTCCCTTCTTCTTTTCCAAGTTCGGGCGGGTGCGTCGCTTTATTCGGTAGGCAGTTAAGGCCTGCGTCTCGATACGACTTGATCAACTCATCGCCAGTGCTTTTCTCATCATTCACACCGTCATGCGGCCACGCTACGGGGGACCATGCGCCCCAACCGTTCATTGCCTGGACGTGTACGGCGGGGAGCGCCCGGGACTCCCTGTACTCATGACATAAGTAAATGCAGTCGGCATCTCTGTCGTACGCCAGATGCCCCGCGCCAAATGGGTGATTCCAGCCGAAGTCCATGCACCGCAATTGCGGCCAATGTTTCGGAATCTCAAACGGCTTCACGACTATGTCTTCGTCAGGAACGTCAAAGACCAAACCTTCGCCTGATATCGCAAGACCCTTGGTTCGCATTGCCAATTGGTGCTTCGGTATGTTTGCGGCAAGGATTTCAGCCTGCTCAGTCAATTTGCCGTCTTTGATCAAGTGCGGCGCATCGTCCCATGTAGCGTTGATGAACGCCTGCCCCTTGGCCGGATTGTTGGTGAACTGATCGACCAACGCAGTCACGCTGCGTTCAGGCGTAAATGTCAGATACCCGATGGCCTTCGTCTTCGATATTACAGCTCGAATCAACTGTGACCAGATCTCCTCGGGAGCCTCCTCGTCAGCATGGAATATCTCAAAACGAGTTCCTTGAAAACGCGGCCAGCCTTGCTCATACGCGCGAAAATATATTGTTGACCACCGACCCGTAACATGCCGGACCTTCACATTGTCAAATGCGTTTTGTATCCCGGGTTTTCTGGTGATTTTACCGATGCAATCTATTGGTATTGTCCCGGTGCCGAGCGCTTTCGGGTCTGTCGGATCGCCGAACAATTCTTTCTGCAGAATGTCTCGAACCGTTTCGTTTGTTTCACCGCAGGCAAGCAGCGATACCGGCTCATTGAATATGTGGCCTTTCCACCATTCCGGATATTTCCCCGTGCAGTGGTACGAGTCCTCCATGCAGCCGCCGAGTGTCTTACCTATGCCGTTGGCCGCGCACAGGGCTCTGAATATCGCCAATTTACCTGGCGTGAGATGCCCTTCTGCCGTGTAGAATCGTTCCTGGTAAGGATAGGGGGTGAAGTACTCAGCCCGGTATATCTTCTTCCGACGCTCCAACTGCTGAAGCATCGCGAGTAGTTCTTCGGCCGCGTCGCTCATTTCAACTCGTAACGATACTCAAGATTGACGCGCCTATTCTGGCGCCAGCACTGCTCGGCGTGGCAATTTGCAACAGGATTCGACTTTCCGTCGCTCCGAACGGACAGTTGCGACTCGCTCACCCCTTCGCGCAGTAGCAACTGCTTGACACTGTCCGCCCTGCGCAGGCCGAGTGCGTAGTTGTATGCCGCGGATCCGCGCTCGTCGCAATTGCCAACCACGACGGCGCTGACGCTGGGGGTAGACTTGAGATATGCGGCATGACGCTTGAGGTTCGCCCACCCGTTGAAATTCAACTCCGAATCAGCCGCAACATCCGCCGAATCGAACGCATAAAAGATACTCAGTCCTTCAACGTACTGCATGCTTCCCCAAGTACCTGCCGCAGGTGTTGTCGGCTCCTGCGCACTATCCGCAACAACTGGCACCGGTGCTGCGCCTCGGACTTGATCAATTGGGGCCGTTCCGCAGGCTGACAGGAACAGCAGGATTAGCATGTATCTCATTTTTCTCACACTCCTTGCATAATGGCGGGCGGTGCGCCCTGGACAATTCAATAACCCCGATGCGAACTTCCTTGCCACAACGGCGGCAACCTATGCTCATCAACTCGCCGCATATCGGCTCCGGTGGTGGAAGTCGGCATTCGTCGCACAGCGGCGGCCCGTCGATCTCAGTGACTACCATGTCTACGAATGCCCCACATCGTCGGCACTCAAGTCTGACCGCGCCACCGTTCCCTCCCGGGGAATATCTCGTTTTGAACATCGTCACCGTGGCAGTCCTGTTTTATTGGAGCCCCCATCCGACTACGTCAGGCGAGGCCTGTCGCTGGGGGCTGCGGTATCATCTACTTCGAGGAGGAGATGCTCTTACGCGAAGAATGGCCGAACACATCCTCACTGTGCAAACCGCGCTTTCCGCGCACGTTCGCCTGTCCAGCCTTCTTCGCAATCTTTTTACCCACCTGGCGACCAACAAATTTATCGTCAGGCGTCGTTACAAATCCACGTTTACCGCGACCTGTTCCGCCCGCATCGCGATCTTTCGCCGCAACATCGACGTGATGCGCCGGCGGGCGCTTCGTGACTACCTTGCCGCTCGGCTTCTTGATTGCCGCCGATTTTATTCGGCGTGGCGTCACAGCGGCTGATCTTTCAACCGGCGTTGACGGCGCAGCGATTCAGCAGCAGACCCTGCCATGCCGCCGAGCGCCTGCGATGCGATAGTCGTACCCTGCTCGGATGCAAACTCCTTCTTCTTCCCCTTTTGCATCACTCCGCCACCATTACCGCCGGCAGCAGCCATGTTCGCCGCCTTGTTCTTCCGGGCCTGTTCGGTCAGACGCTTGTTCGTCTCGCGCGCTTTACGCCGAGTTTCTTCTTCGTTCTCGCCGAATTTCCGTACAGTCGTTGCCATGATCAATCCTCCATAAGAAAATCCGGCGGGTATATGTCGTCGGCTTTCTCGGATTCAATCACAATTGCCGGTGTCCCGTCAATGACCATATACCGATACGTACGGCCGCCGAATGTCCCAAGCGAGAAATCCTTCGCACCCTGCTCCATATCGTCCCGCGCGGAGGCGACCACTTCGGCATACTGCTGCGACACGGCGCAGGCGTCATCAATCGGTAGGCACATCATGGTAGCGACCCGTCCGCAATAACACCGAGTTCGTTCATCAGTCTCCTCGTAACGCCTGGGTTGATCGTCAGCCCTTCGAAATCGGGCTGCATCTCAATCGACTTCAGCAATTTATGCCGTTCCTGGTCAAATGGCCGCTGCAGCAAATACTCGTACATCACGCGCGGGTCGTCCCACATGGTACGCCAGTCAACGTGCATGCCGGCAATATCGTCAAGCCCGTCATACTCCCTCTGACTGACCGGAGGCAATCCGATACCTTCCAGCGATACGTTTATCTCGTCCAACGGGCGATGCAGGATGACCTTCCGCGCTGGGTGATTGTTGAGCCACTTCGGAAACAGGAACAGCCCAGTACACGAAACGCCCAACATCTTCCCGCCCGACGGACGGATGTTGTCCAGTTCTTCGTAGTGGTGATCCCATAATGGGTCATGCAGGCAGATCGAGCGGTCGGTAGTCAGCCAATTGGCGGCCCACGTCGTGCCGGATCTCGGGGCGGCGATGACCATGAACTGAACGCCGGGGGCCGGACGCTGCGGCTCGGTCGAGCACAGGAGTATCGTTCCGATCATGGTCAACCTCCGTGACGTTCGAATTCAGCCTTGGCAAACGCCCAGATGAACCAGGCGATGCCGATCACCATCGTTACCACAAATGCTGTTTGGTTCGTGTCCATCGCTCACTCCTCGGTTAGTTGGTGTCGGTCAATATCAACCGACGACCGAAGTGTCTCACGTGCTGACTGCCGTGTCAAGTGTTTCGTCCCATTCGTTATCGTCGAAGTCGTGGTCGCTATCTCGCGTCGCATCTATCGTGCGCTGAATTATGTAACACATATGTCGTATGGTTGATATTGATCGCCTGGATGGGCGAGTGTTGTTCGTGCGGTGCGTCATCGGGAGCTATCGGACGTGCGGTGCGTTATCGGGAGCTATCGGACGTGCGGTGCGTTATCGATCGTATGGCGTGCTATCGTTCGTTATCTGACGTGTGGTGCAATTATAGCACTTCAAAAGTGTTGAAAAAATGTGGAGACGTGCCGGCAACAATTTTCCCACCCGTCCGGTGGTTCCCCGAGTTCGCCGCACCCGCCATATGACCCACCCCCTACACCGCACCGCCTGGCGCCCTCGGCGCACTGGATCGCACCCGCCATATGCCCCACCTAGGCCAGTATCTCGTCCGCTGGATCGCCGCCGCACATGGGGCACCCGCCAGATATGCCGACATCGCCGCACATGGCGCACGATATGACAACCTCCGACGATACCGCAGCCGGTTCAATCGGTGCAGATATAACGCGCGCCTCTCCCGGTACGATCAGCGAAACGATCCGAGGGTCCGCTTGTACCAGCTGGCGAATTTTGTCCATGATTTCCGCCTCGGTCATCTTGTCGTTGTTCGAGATCATATTGACCTCAGTTGATGCGAGCGACGAGAGAGACTTGCTCAGTAATATCTCAATCGCTTTTATCCTCGACGTCTCCAGTTCAATCAATCCGTCGGCGTGCTGTTGCAGCAAGTTGACCAGGTGCGACGCCTGTATTTTGGCGCGCACTTCTTCCTGGTGTTCGGGCCGCAGCCGCACGCCACGCTGGCCGGTGCGCTCCGGTGGTGCAATCTCGCCCGATACGCGCTTATCGATCAACGCTGCACGACTTGTGCCACGCGCCTTCATTGCCGCCGCAGTCGATCCTTCCGGCCGTCCGGCCTTCCTTCGCGGTTGTTCCGTATTTTCCATATAATCAATGAGTTACGTTAGGTAATTTTCACAATCTGGCGCGTATGTGGCGCCGGGCGGGCGTTCCATATTGCAACATATTGTCCGATAATATTATTGATATATGTAATTGTCAATTTATTGATTATTAAAATTTGACAATTGATTAAAAATTAAGCAGATGTCAAATACGAACCATATCCACAATTGACAGCGTCTATCTGGTCTATCCGTCACGAGCGGTCTAAACTCACCGGAACCTTCCGTCATGCTATAACCCAATATCTACGGTCTTTCTACTACTATCTACCACTACTCCTTTACTTTATAATTGGTAGGATATTAGATACGGTGTATGTATGTAGCGTATTGATATTACATTACAGCATATAACTAAACATCGTAATTTTAGCTAAAGAGTTAGCGCCCCATAGTGCCACGGCAAGTGTTTGATTTCAATACGCCAC